GTCTTCGTAAAAGCTGATGTCGCCTGTAGACGTATCTACTTTAAAGCGGTCTGTGCCAAATTCTGTTTCAACCAAAAATTGTGTATCGCCTTTTACAGTAACTCCTGCATCATTTGCGTTTAAAATAATGTTTTCTGCTGTAGAAGAAGCAATAACAAGATTGTCGAAACCATCATCGCCAATAGTATGGCTATCACCAAAAGTCACAGTACCCGTAACGTCGATGCCTGTGGAGGTGCTTTGTAGTTTTTGGGCATCATTGTTGTAAATACGCACCGCCCCATCAAGATCGGCGGTTAAATAATTTTCAGCACCAGAAGCAGATTGCAAGCGAAGATTAGTGGCTTGAATCTTTAACTCGCCTGTACCTGTTTCATTAATGATGCTGTGACTACCTGAGTGGTAGATTTCTAAGTCGCTACCAGCACCGAAGACAGCCTTGTCGTTGTCACCGAATGACACGTCTGCTGTAGTCGTAAGACCTGCAAAGGTAGGTGAGTCTGTAGTAGCTACGCCTTGGTTCAGAGCTTTGACTGAAGCAATACTGGTTAACTCAGAGTCCATCAAGGCACCAGCAGCAGTGACATTGGTTGCGTCGGTTACGTCTGCTGAGGCTTCTATGCCGTCTAGCTTTGTGCCGTCTGTAGCAACATCACGACCGTCTACTGTGCCACCTACTGTAATGTTACCTGTAGCCGAAACAGTAGTAGCAGACACTGCGGCAGGAGTAGCACCACCAATAGTGGCTCCATCAATCGTACCGCCGTCAATGTCTGGCGTATCAATGTCAGCAGACGTGAGGGTTTTATTAGTTAGTGTCTGAGTACCGGTAAGAGTAGCTACTGTACTGTCGATAGCAAAAGTTACTGCGTTACCTGCACCAGACGTGTCAACACCTGTACCACCAGTAAGTGTTAGGGTCTCAGAATCTAAGTCAATACTTAGAGGACCGCCGGTGTCGGCTTCAAAGTCAAGGTCTTGTGATGTAGTTTGAGAGTCAACGTACGCTTTTACGGACTGTTGTGTAGGAAGCATGGTTGCGCTGTCGGACGACATATCGTCTTCATCAACAAACGCGGTAACAGCAATGGTTCCGTCAGAAAGGGTATCGAATGTAGTTGTACCGGTAAGTGTAGGGCCAGCAGTGTCAGCTTTAGTTGCAATAGCAGTTGCAATGTTGTCAAACTCTGTACCAAATTCAGCGCCACGAATAATTTTTCCTGCGTCGCCTGTAGGTAACGAGTCCTTTGCTGCAAAATCTGTAGTCTTAGTATAATTGGACATCTGAGTTTCCTATTGCAGAAAAAAGGAGAGAATAGAGAAAGGGGCCATTGCTGACCCCCTAGTGGACTTACGCGTCGTAGACAGCAAGTACCAGACCGGCTTCAGGACGGTATACCTGAACACCATACAGACAATCAGCAGTGTACAGCGTTGAGAGGTACTCTTGCTTGTACTGAGTCTGTGAACGTACAGACATCTGCTCTGCGTGTACAAGAGCGTCCTTCTGCATTATGATACAACCACGTACATTAGTCTCAAGTGTTGGGCAGTTAGATGAAACGTAAACATCTACGCCATACAAGTTACCAATGAGGCCGGTGTTAACAGTCTGTCCTGATACGAAGTCAGAAGACGAGAACCGCTCTGTACCCATAATGGTGTTACGTACTACTGGAGGAACGACAATGCAACGTCCGTCCATTGGTACATCAGCATCATCCAACAACTGGATAGCTTGACGGAAACCAGCATCAGTAAAAACGTCACCAGCAGCTACGTCATGTGCGCCACCGTTAGCATCAAACAAACTTAATGGAGTACCGCCTGTTGCTGCGGCATCAAAGAAGTATGAGTTGCTGTTTTCCCAGTCAGCACCAGAAGGAGCAGCAAGGTCAAGAGTACCGTTACCGAAACCAGTAGCAGCATTCATAAGATCAGTGTCAACCTTAAGAGCCAACTGATAACCAGCGTCTTCAGTGTAGAACTGACGGAGGCTGTTAAGCGCCTGTACTTCTACGATGTCTTCGATGAAACGTGAGTACTCGAAGTGACGATCAACAGTAATCTGCAATTCGCCTTCTACGTTTGCTTGGATGTTGACAGCGGTGTCAGCAACCTTAGCAGAAGCAGCACCACGGATAGGCTTAGGAATGTGAATTACATCACCCTTCTTGCCTGTCATTGGAAGCTTCTTGACCAGAGGAGCCATCTTTAGGTTCTTCTGATAGGCAGCAATTACTTCGTCACTCCAGATTTCTGGAATAAAAGTAGCAGCCGCTGTTTTGTTGACGATACTTCCACCGCCAACCGTACCGGGATAAGTTTGAGTAGCCATTGTAATCTCCTAGATTATTTTACTCGACCCTCCGCATAAGCTGCCATGATTTCATCGGCTAATGCTGTATAACGGTCTGGGTCTGTTCTCATAAGTTTAATAACGTCGGCCCTACGATATATCTTTTTTCTTGTCCCTTGGTTGCTGCCCCGTGCATTACCTGTACTAGCTGCCTTTAGTGTTTGCTTCCGTGCCTGTTTTTCAACATTAGCAGTTTGCTGAGCTACTACCTTCCTTTCTTTCCAGAGTGAGAAGAGTTCATCAGCAGAATCAGAATCATACTGTTGGTCAGCCGCTACAAATAGCTGAGTTCTAATTTTAGATGCTTTAATCCATTCTGCAAACTTAGGGTCTCCTAGTATTGTCTGCATATCTGGATGTTTAGCTTGAAGCGTTGCAAGTGATGTTTGTTGTTTGTACTGCATTGAGTACTCTTGCGCTTCTTTAATCTTAGGGTGGTTCTCAATTGCACGATTAACAGCACCTTGTGGATCAGTGAAGTAATCTATATCTTCTTCAGGCTCAACAGTTTGTTGAGGTGCTTGAGTGGGTGTTTGACTACTAATGTAATCATCAACCACTTTACGAAGTTCTCCTACCTCACCGGACTGACGGCCTAAAAGCTTTTCAGCTTCTTGGTGCATCTGTACGACTTCTTCCAGCGATTTACCTTGGTACTTCTCTGGAACAGTAGACTGCTCTTGAGGTTGTTCAATTACTTCTTCTTCGTACTGAGTCTCATTTGCTTCTTCGTTTATATCGTCCGCGTTTTCCACTTCGGGTTGCGGGTCAACTAATGTTGCTCTTGACATTACTAATCTCCGTGATTATAATCATTATGGAGTTACTATTTACTACCTGCTTTTTCGTGTTCCCTGGTCCATTTAATGTGTGCTCCGGGGAATGAACCATCGGAGCCATTAAGGTGGAAAGACGGGGCAGATACCATTCTTGTAGCGTTAGCACCGCAACCGCACCTACTGGTTGTGACATCTGACGTTACAAATTCTTCAAAGACATGTCCGTTAGTACAACGGAAGTCATATACTTTAAACATCTATAGGGTCTTCATCTTCAGCTTCTGCTTGATCGCGAGCAGCCTCGATAGTTCCTTGTAGGTTGATAACAGTAGCAAAAGCAGCCACTTGACCTTTACGGAAATGTAAATCTTCCAGATCTTTAACTGTTTGTATGTCTGCTAGTTGTTGTGCGTTAGTGGAAAGCTCTTGTACGAGTTGTTTGAAACCTTCATGGTTGAAGAGTTCGTTGTAATTATTAAAATAAGTTTCAAGCTCGGGAGTCATGTCTTCCTCTGTTATTATATTATATAGTTATATTATACCACACTTTTATGCATTTGTCAAGCTTTTTTTGTACTCTTTAGTTAACCAGCCAGAAGCATAAGCACTAGGCCAAACCTTATACTTGCGTTTAGCTTCTGCTTTTACTCGTGCATAGAGTGCTTTGTTTTAGGTTTAGGACTACTTTTTGCCTTTGCCACTTTTAACCCTCTTAACAGCCGCTTTCATCTTAGCATCCATCTTTTTGTTACGCATTTGTTCTGCCATCTTTTTTTGCATAGCAGGACTAGGTGTCATGTTTTTTTCTCTTTTGTTTGCATCCCTAATACGAGCTTCTACTTCTTCTTGAGTAATTCGCTTTACGGGCTTTTTTGCTTTAGTTGCCGCTTTCTTTTTAGGGGGACGGCCTACTTTACTTCCGTATGTTCCTTTTCCTTGTGGCATATTACTCTCCTCACCATTTAGATTTATTAGCCCAATAAGCGGCTGACATCTTTCCTTTTGAAATGTTCTTAGCATGTCTTGCCTTGAACGACTTACGTCTTGCTTTTTCTTTAGCAGTAGTAGGGTTTTTACCTGCACCGCTAACACCTTGCTGTCCGTATCGAATAGTCTTAACTTTGTCGCCTTCCTTAGCAACAACTACGTGAGACTTCTTGGGGTGGTTAGGCGTCCGCTTTGGTTTGTTGAACCCGCTTACTCCTGCTCGTGCTAGTCTTGGGTCTTTCTTTGCTGGCATTAGACAATTCCTCCACCTTGGTTTCCAGTTGGTTCAGCTGGTCCTCTAGGACTTTGAGGCGCTGGAACGTTCCCTTGAAGTGGTCGTTGACTTGGTCTAGCAGGGACTGCATTTCTTTTTGCGTTATTAACATTAGTCTTACCTTCTATTTGCTTTTCTTTGAGGAGAGTATCAGCCACTTTCATACGGCGTTCAAACTCTTTATCTTCAGCATCACCTTCACGAAGGTTTCGAGTGATAGCATTGATCTTATCTATTTCTAGTTCTTGTGGTACAACAGCAGCTTCAGCAGCTAACTTAGCAGCTCGTGCTTGTGACTCTTGAGCCTGAGCAGACAGTGCTTGAGTCTGTGACTGTTGGAACTGCATCTGTAGTTGTTGTACTTGTTGTTGCATTTGCTGTGCTTGAGGGTTAGGTTGTGAAGCTTGAGCAAGTGCTGCTACTAGTTCTTCACGGTTAGACAGGTTCATGTTGTCAACAACAGACTGTATCAATGTGTTGTACAGGGGTGATTCTTTACCCATAGTTTGTAGCAACTGTACAAGCTGAGTTACTTCGTATTCTCTTGCAATAATACCAAGAGTACTACTAGCATTAAACTTGTAATCAGCTACAGGATAGTTTTCTGGATCAAACTGCATGTAACGATACGCTGCTTTCTTAACAAAAGGAATCAAGAAAGATTGTTGGAAGTTAATCAGGGTCCGCTTATGACGTTTAATAATAGCGCCAAGAGACATACTAATGCCAGCGGCAGTACTCTCGCCGTTAACTTGACCTGCAATTCCTGCTGAGTCAACGGCTCCTGTTGCTTGTTGTACCATCTGCTGCAAGGCTCCGGCCTGAGCAAAAGTGATTTGATTAACTTGACCAAAGTTGAAAGGCTGAAGTACTTCACGAGGGTCTCCACTGGTTAAAATTATTTTACCGGGACGTACTTCTGGCTTAGAACCTCTTGGTAGCCGTGTAGCGTCCATAGCCATCATGGGGTGGATAGTAAGGCTTAGTGCATCAATCCTTGCACGTAACTCAGTGTCAAGAGCTTTTTGACTGTTATAACCTTTTTCGCATACACCACGACCCCAGAAGCGTCCGGGTACTACATCCCACGGAAATGCAACAACAGGACGATCTTCCATCATGTAAGGGTTGGCTTCTGCCTTTAACAGTATACCACCGTTAGCGATCACTACAACGGCCTCTACGTACTTTGAATCAGGCCCTTCCTCTTCTACCAGTTCTTCTGTATCGTCGCTCATAGCGGAATCTAGAAGCTCTCGTGGCACTAAACCATAGTACT